ATGAACGATGACGATGGAAAGGGCCAGCCGATTCCGGCGGATGTGGCGGCTGCCCAGCGTGAGGCCGAGGAGCTTGAATCACGGCAGAGGCGGAATTCGGACGATGGAAACGAACGCCAGCCGGACGGCGGAGATCGTGTTCCGGAGGTTGACGCTGAGTCGATGGCCGCGATACGGCTTCGTATCGAAAAGCTGAAGGCCGATAGGGAAGAGCAGTCGAACAAGCTTCGTGAAAAGGTCGCGACAAAATCTCTGAAGTTTGTGACCCGGCAGCTGATCGTTACGAATGTTGTCGTGCTTGGCTACGTGATCTTCTCTTTCTGGTTCGACCATGCGGTGCCGTCGAACGTGATGGTCGCTTGGATGGCTTCGACTTTCGTGGAGGTCATAGGCATTCTTTGGGTGATAACCCGTAGTCTTTTCCCGTTTAACGACGCTTATCGCGATAGAACTGGCGAGAAAAGCAAAACGAAGGATTGCTGACTGGATTAGACCCACGGCGCTTGTGGACATGCCCACGTGTCACCAGATCATTGGTAGTCCGAGGCATTGGCGCGCCCACCGCTCCACCGCCAGATTCTCCTCGTCGTCGCCAAGCAGCAGCAGGAAGCCCGCGTTCTTGCCGAGCGAAGCGGGTTCCAGCTTCTTTATCACGCCACGCTCCTGAAGCCATACGGCGGCGTCGCTGAATTGCTTCTTTGCGTTGAGTTCGCGCTTGCGCATGATTTTGTCGGCGTCTTCGCTCATGGCTTGCTCCGGAGTGAGCATCACCATTCCATGATCGTCGGAGAATGAGCGCCAGCCGAGCGTGTAGTAGCGGCATGGCGCGTTGACCTTGCGCAGCTTCTCAGGTGGCTGGTTGCGTTCTCGGTCCCAGTCGTAGGTTTGGTCGCACATGTATGCGAGTACGAGTTGCGCCATGGCGTAGACTCCGATGTTGTCACCTCGCCGGTAGGCGAGGCGTCCTTTGCTGGCGAGCTCGTAGAAGGCGTCGGTGTTCTTGTATCCCATTGGTTTCATCGTCTTTCCCTCCATGCCTCGCGGTATTCTGGTGCACGGAGAATCGTCCTAGGTTTTCCCCGCCCGCGTGGTTCTGACCAACCGCGCGGGCTTTTATTTAATGTTTTGAACTATAGCACCACTCAAGTGTATAATCAAATTTATACAACGAATATAACGAAAGTAACAGAAAACCGTTGCTGCGGTATTACCCACGTTATACATATACAAGACGTACTAGTTATCAACATTCTTTTTATAAGGCAGCAATATAAAAAAGCCCCACAAATGTGGGGCAAATGGAAGAGAGCGTCACTGCTTGGTGAACGTGCCGCAATTCTGGAGCTTGAACTGCTGCCCATCGCTCACCGTCACCTGCGGATAGCCACCACCAGGAATATCATTCTGCACGATGTCGTCGCCTACGGAGATCTCCCAGTAACAGCGGTCCGTCACGGAATTGTTTGCGCGATACGTTCCGGCGTCGATGTCCTTGCCGACCTGCCACACGCCATCGGAGGCGCTGGTCCTCTTGGCGTTGTCGACCTGACCGGTCAACGATTCGATTTGCGCCTGCAAATTGTCCCGCGTGGCCTCCATCTTCTTTATGTCGGCCTTCATGCCGTCAGCCTTGTCTATCGTCTCCGTCGCAGTGTCGTAATCATCCGACAGTGAGTTGTATTCGTCCACAAGCTTGTTGTATTCGTCTATCAGCTTCGAATAGTCGGCATTGTCGGCTTCGATCGTCTCGGCGGCTTCCTTGACCGCGGCGGAATGGACGCTGGCGGCATAGGTGGCCGCTCCGACGGCCAACGCCACTGCGCATGCGGCGGCGATGCCGGAGCAGACCGCCGACTTCACTTTCACGTCCTTGCCGAGCCATGCCTTGAGCTTGACCAGCATCGCATTGTTCTGTCTGATTCTCATTGGTTCCTTCTCTCTTCCCGCCAAGCAAGGGGGATGCAGTCGATTCTACGCCGATGCGAGCGTGCTCCGGTAATCTTCCAACACCTGCGTGGTCACGTTGAGTTCGTCCGCGATCTGCCATTCGTACTCGTACATGCGTTCGAGCAGTGCGAGCTCGGCGGGATTGACCAATAGGAGCGCTGTCTGCGTGCGGCAGCGGCGTTCCTGCTTCGAGCAATCGTTCAAACAGCCGGTGTCGCCATGCCGCCAGTGCAGCAGCTCATGCGTGAGCACGCATCTTTTCGCCGTGTAGGTAAGGCGCCTGTCAATGAGTATCACGCTGTTGGATGCGTCGTAGCAGCCCCATAGTCCGTCCGGCAGGATGGCGCTGGATACGGTGACGGGCAGGCCGATGATGGCGCGGCGCATGGCGCCGTAGGTCATGCGCCGGTCGATCGGCAGGTCAGGCAGGCTCGTCGTAATCCGGCCCAGCCTCTCCATTGATGGCCTCCTGCTTGCCCGGAGCGTCATACGCGGCCAGTCCATAGCCGGACCGTGCCTTCGCCTCGGTTTCCTCGACGGCGTGACGCCGCGAGTCCATCACTATGTCGCCTATGGAGACGCCCGTCACCTCGCTGATACGCTCCAGATCACTCAGGTTGAGCGGGAGGCTGTAGTTTGCCCTCGTGTACCAGTAGACCTCGCCGAAGCCGCATGCCTTGGCGAATTCCTTGATGGTCATGCCGCTTTGCTTTTGGAGCCTGACGCATTCGTCCATGACCTGCTTGGCGAAATGCGTGACCTCCTGTGCTTTTCTTCCCATGCTTCAAATTATAGCTAATTGCGTAGTCATATGTGCATAAATCGTGAAGACTACGTAATTACGAATACAAGAAACTTCGTAATTACGTATATTAAAAACGTCGAAAGGAAAAACGAGATGTTGAGCACCAAAAAGACCAAGACCCCCGACCACTACCCGTGCGGCCACATGCGCGGCCCCGGCTGGCACGACTGGCGCGCCTGCCTCACCAAACAGGGAATCGAGGAGGATGAATGGCCGGTCTGACGGAAACAGCCACCAGAAACCTCAAAGCGGAACTCGCAAGACACGACAAGACACCGAAAGACCTAGCAAAAGCATGGGGCCTCGAAATAAGAGCCGTAAACAACAGGCTCAAAGGCCACACGCCACTCTCGACGGACGAAATCGAAAAAGCGGCATCCATGCTCGACATGGAACCTGAAAACCTCGTCATGCTCCTCATCCAGCCAATCGACAGCATCAAACAATTCAAAGCCTAAGGAACATCGAACATGAGCCAGCAACTGTTGAACCCGCCGGCACCGCCGACAATTCATGAGACCGGATGCCTGCTGCTCGCATCAAGCGGCTTCTACGTCCGCATTCACGAGGATGGCAGCGCCAGTCTCGTGGACGGCATCCAAGACGTCACCCTCGCGGACTTCACGCCAGCTGAAATCGAGGACATCGCCTACAACCTCTCCAACAAGATCGGAGCAACGAGATGAGCTGGATGGACGACGGCGGATTCGAGATGCAGTCCTTCACCGCCCAGGACGGCAGGCCGATGGCCCGAATGATCTTCAGCAGATCGACCGGCCAAGACTGCTTCACCCTAAGCAAAACAGAAGTGCAACGCGTCCGCCGCGAATGCGGGCGAATCCTCAAGGAAATGGAGGAAACCAAATGACCGGCCACGACAGCAAGCCCGAAGTCGGACAGGCGGAGAACACGAAACCGAACTACACGCTCCGCCGTCTGAAGTTCGCAGCCGCCGTCATCGGATTCGTGAGCAGCATGACACTGCTGGTCACGTGGCGGACAGCGGACTCGCAGACCGCGACCGTCCTTGTGAGCGTCATCTACATTCTGACCGGCCTGTGGCTGACCGTGCGATTCGCCCCACGCGAATAAAGACTTCCCACCAGCCGACAGTCCAACAAAAACAAACCAAATCTGGGATGTTTTCGCGGACATCCACGTTCACTATGTCGGCTGGCGGGAACCATAACTGAATATCGATTATTATCCACGCGCCGACCACATCTTGCTTTCACATACACTGTCGGCGCATTCGGCTGGGCGACGGTTCGCCCGTCCACGGATTCCAATCTTCTTCTCTCTAACTATCAAGAAGCAGGCATTCCGGTGCCTGCAGACCCTTTCAAGTCCGCCTGACGGCTTCCATCGCCGTCGGCCACGCCACCGACCGCGAACGAGTTCAGGTCTCGCGTTCCAACAGTCAAAGGGGCGCTCGGAATCCAAGGACGGCACTGGTTCGACTCCAACGCCAGCCACTCAGCCCCATCCACTCGTCAGGACGGGGCACACAACGGCAACAAGCAAAGGAAACCACACCATGAACGAAAACAAACCACAGTCGGCAAAATGGGTGCTCTGCGTCGACATCGACCCCGATAACCCGGAATCCGACCCAATGTTCGTCGCCGCACTTGACATGCCGCTGGACGCATTCAAAGGCGGTCTGATCAGCGTCACCCTGCCCGGCAACAGACTCGGCGAGGCCACCGCGCTTGCCGCCCGAACCGCATGCCAGGCCATCGACAAGGCGCTCAAGCGTCACCTCGAACGCGGAGGCGACAGCGACACCGCGGAAATGCTCACCGGCCTCCACATCGACCCGATGGGCGACATTCGGGACGGCAGGTCATGACAGATCTGCTCACTCCAGCCGAACTGGCCGTCATGCTTGGCATGAGCGTGCGCACCCTTGCCAACTGGCGGAGTACCGGCAAAGGCCCGCCGTACTTGAAAATCGGCGTGGAACCGCCGGAAGGACATCAGGACAGGCGCAAAGTCAGATACCAGCGCGCCGTGGCCGAACGGTGGGCTCAGGCGCACAAGTACCAGAGAACGGTGGCGAGATGAAAAAACGGCATGCTCGCTCCGGCACACGGATTAAAAACAGTCCGACCGTCACAAGCGACGGGAAAGCACGCGTCGACACCGGCAAGCCGACCCTCACGCAGCGGGGAATCGACGTGGACAAGTTCATCCGCAAAAACCACGCGCTCATCGAAAAACTTAGAAAGGGAACACGTTGAAACATGAATACACGTTCGAAGAGCTCGCCGAACTGAGAAAAATCTACGACGAGTCGGGCGAAGCCGGACTCGACATCACGGAAATGCGGGCGTTGCGCAAGGCCGGACTCCTCACGCAGGGCCTGCCAGAGAAACCGGCGGAACCGTCGAAACCGGAAGCACCGTCGAAACGCGATCTCATCCTCGCGCACTGCAAAAACTGCATCAGCCAAGGCCAGCCGTTCGACGGCAAGGAAACCGCCGAAGCGCTCGGCATGAGCCAGAAAACGGTCGGCAACATTCTCGGCCAACTCCGCAAGGAAGGACTATTGCCGGCCTACGACAAGCGTTCACCACGCAAGACAACACGGAAAACAACCACAACCGGAAAGAAGAAAGAAACCATCATGACCGTCACATCGAAACCAGCCGCCAACAAGGAGGAACCAATGAGCCAGGGAATCACCGCCAACAAGGAGGAGACAGCACCGGAAAAAGAGTGCGAGAGCCCACGCGCCGCCATCACGGACGCGCTGGTCTACATCTACGACGCCATCAGCGCTCTGCAGAAAACCGCGTTCCAAACCAACGACAAAGTCGTCTACGGATTCGCCACGAAACTCCTCAACGGCGAACTCATGGATCTGAAAGCCAACTACTCGAAGGACACGGCGAAATGAGACTCAATTTCAACAGCAAGGATGGCGTTTTCACCGTCAAAGCCGAAAGCGAAGAGGAAAAAACCGCGCTCAAAACGTCGGCACCTGCCATCTGCAATCTCATCATCGATTTTTTTAACGGTGAAGTCCAGGAAATGAAGGTGGCGAAGGAATGAAACGCATCCCCCTCAAGGACACGGAACGCTACACGGTCGAACGGTTCAAGCAGGGCAAGAAGACGGAACGGCATCTCGCGTGGCTGAAAAGCAGGAAGGCGGGTGTCGGCGGGTCTGACATGAGCACGATCCTCGGCCTTAACGCTTTCAAAACGCCTTACGAATTGTGGCTCGAGAAGACCGGACGCGTGGAACCGGAGGACATCTCCGACAAGTGGGCAATCGTCAAGGGCAATGCCTTGGAGAACGAGCTTCGTAAGCGTTTCCGTGCCAATCATCCTGAAATGCTCGTCACTGACGGCACTGACAAGCAGTTCATCAGCCGCGAAAAGCCCTATCTGAGGGCTTCCCTTGACGGCATCCTGCAAGGGGAGGACGGAAGTTTCGGAATCCTCGAAATCAAAACTGCGAGCAACCGTCGAGCGGGGGACTGGCATGACGAGGACGGCAACCTCCGAATTCCACCCTACTATCTCGCTCAAGTCGAATTCTATGCGCTCGTCACAGGATGGACGTGGGGCTACGTGTACGCGGCCATCGGAGACGACGAGCCGGTAGAAATCCCGTTCGAAGCCGACGTGGAGGACATGGCCGCGATCGACAAGGCCGCAGCCGACTTCTGGCATTTCGTCACCACCGGAACTCCACCGCAATTGACCGGCGGTGACGTGCAGAAGGCGTTCCCGGAACCCACGCCGGACATCGTGGACGAAAGCGACGACGATCACCTCTACTACCTGCTCGCAAGATACGAGAGCGCCATCAGAATGCTGAATGACCTGAAGGCCACTCAGAAGGAATTGCAGGAGCAGATCATCCTGCGCATCGGCTCGCATACGGGCGTGCGCTGCGGCAACCTCCAAGCCACCTACAAGCCGACGACCCGCAAGGAATACGTCGTCAAAGCCGCCACATACCGCAAATTCGCATTCAAAGCCATCGAAGAAAAGGAGCAATAAATCATGGGACAGATCGCACAGCAGGCGCAGGGACAGCAGTTGCAGCCGCTCAACCCGAGGGGCAAGCTCAAGCAGCTTGTGGAGCATTCATGGCCGCAGATCGCACGTGTCATCGGCGGCAACCTCGACAGCGAGGCATTGCTGCAGATGTGCATCAGCAGCATCAACCGCACACCCGCATTGGCGGACTGCACGCCGGTCAGCGTCCTTTCCTGCTTCATGCAGTGCGCCGCCCTGGGCTTGCGCCCGTCCGACGTGGACGGCTTGGGACAGGCATACATCCTTCCCTACGGCAACAAAAACTATGCGAACGGGGAGAAGCAGGCCACGTTCGTCATCGGCTACAAGGGCATGCTGAAACTATTGGAGAACAGTGGAATCTACGCGCAGCCGAGAGCCGTCTACGAGGATGACAACATCAAGCTGAAGCTTGACGAGAACGGCGTGCCGACCATCGAATGCCCAGACGAGGTGAACGTGGACGCCGACCATAGCGAGGAAAAGCTGAAATTCGTGTATCTCAGCGTCCAACTGCCGAACGGCGGACGATACGCCGACTACATGTCGAAACGCGATCTGCTCGAATACCGCGAGAAGTACGCGCCACGCAATCGCAGCCATCAGATCACCGGACCGTGGGCGAAGAACTTCGTGGAGATGGCGAAGAAGACCATCATCCGCCGAAGTTTCAAGTACATGCCGGTCAGCATCGAAGCGAAGAAGGCCGCGAGCGTTGACGAAACCACGCCGAATTACAGCGACGTGTTCCAACCGGTAATCACCTCCGATGCGACTGATGACGTGACCGCCGAGGTCATGGAAGCGGATACGCCGGAGGATACCGAAGCCGACGTGAAGGAGGCCGAGTGATGGCCGGAGAAACCGTTATCACGATCGTCGGCAACCTGACCGCCGATCCGGAATTGCGCACGACGTCCGCTGGCGCGCAGGTCGCGTCGTTCACGATCGCCAGCACGCCGCGTTCCTGGAACCGTAATACGAACCAGTTCGAGGACGGTCAGGCTTTGTTCATGCGCTGCTCCGCGTGGCGTGACCTCGCCACTCATTGCGCGCAGAGCCTTGCGAAGGGCATGCGTGTGATAGCGCAGGGTCGTTTGCAGCAGCGTTCCTATCAGGCGCAGGACGGTTCCAACCGCACGGTCATCGAATTGCAGGTTGACGAGATCGGCCCGTCCCTGCGTTATGCGACGGCTCAGGTGCAGAAGATGCAGTCAGGCGGATACCAGGGCGGCAATGCCAACGGTGGCGGCTATCAGCAGCCGCAGCAGGCGCAACAGCAGTCGCAGGGAGCCGACCCGTGGGCTGCGCCAGTAGAGCCTGAATTCTGATGGAATGGATCGAACCGCCGGACGTGGAACTGGTATGTCCCAGGCATGGGTGCGCGCTGTATCCGACGCGCCCCATCCCATGCCCCGAATGCGAAATCGAAGCCGAGGAACAGGAGGCCGACCATTATGAGCGAGATTGACATCGCGATAGGCAGGCAATTGTGGTGGACGCAGAACCGGCGCAGCCGTAGCTGGGCGGTGCCCTACCGGAGGAAGAAGCTGGTCAAGACGATGAGCCTGCTCACCTTCAGCAATCTCATCAACGGCGGCAAGCTCCAAAAGCCCGAGCATTGGCCGGTGCATGTGACCGCGATCATCCACCCATTGACCCACGGGCGCTTCGACCCGGAGAACGCGGCGCCAATGGTCAAGGCGATACTCGACGGCATCACCCAGTCAGGCTACTGGCCCGACGACAACGCGGACTACGTGCTCGGCCCCGACTACCGGCTAGGCGAGCCAAGCACCGAAAAAGGCGTCTACCACATCACCATCAGAATCGAAGAGGAAGAACACTAACCATGGCTACGAACGTGACCGAAAAAGACAAGACGCTCAACGAGATCATCGACTGGGCGAAAAGTCGCTGTCATGAAGCCGGACTTTCCAGATTCGATGTCCGCAGAAAGAGCGACCGAGACTTCTATGACGGCCAAGTTAACGCATTCCATGAAATGCTAGAGCTTTGCCGTTCCATGCTCGGCTATTCCGGCTCCATGCCGTCCGAAGTGCCAAATCAAGGCGAGGACGCGGAATGAGCAGGACTGAAACCACTGCCATGCTGTCCAAGCTGGTCGAGAAGAGATTGAAGAATCAGACCGCTTTTTGGGCGAGCGAGGTCAATTTCGACCGGAACACGCCTGACAATAGGCGAGTGGACTACGTGGGCTTCAAGCCATGGAATATCAACGGCGAGCCAGTGCCAGCAAGCGTGGAGAAAGGCTGCTTCGGGTTCTACGAGGTCAAGTCATGCATGGCCGACTTCACGAGCGGCAACGGCCTGACGTTCTACGGCGACCAGAATTACCTGGTCTGCACGAAGGAACTGTGCGACGAGATCGTATGGCAGAAGATGGTGCCCGAGCGCGTGAACGCGATCCTTACCCCCGATTCGACCGGCTCGAAACTGATTCTCGGCCACGTGCAGTCCAACCACGACCTGTCATACAGGCGGCGTCCGGCAAGTGAAATCCTGTGGGCCATGGTCAAGGCGAACGGAAAGAGGACTAATTGAGCATCCTGCTTGACGAGGCCAACGCCTACGAGCGTGGCATGGATGATGATTTGACTTTTCAGACGGTTCGGGAGCTTGCCGGTACAGCGTACATGGCCGGACGTTCCGCTCCACCGGCTGAAGCCGAGGTCGAAGCCGTGGCGAAAAAACTGTTGTGGTGGGACATGGCGCCAGCCTGGGAAGACGTCATGCCCAGTGAGGACTGCTTCTGGACTCTGGCCGAGCCGGAAATGCGAGCCAATTATCTCAGGGACGCTCGGGAAATGCTCGAAATCGCACGGAAGGCGGTAAGCGAATGAGCAAGACGATCAAGTATGTGGAATGCGCCCACTGCGGCGAGACTGTCGGCACCTACTACGTCACCTGCCCGTATTGCGGCTACAAGCTGGTGGACGCCATGCAGTCCATCGGCGAGGCATTGCCATGGTGACGCTCGACCCGCCGCCAGACCTCGTAGAAATCGCCGACGCATTGGACATCATGGCCAAGCCCCACGTCGGCAGCGGTTGGGCGAACCTCAACTTCGACGGCCTTCCATGCAGCACGCCACGGCAGGAAGCCATCTGGATGGCATACAACGGAATCACAAGAGGAGATTAGGCGATGGCTAGACGAGGCTACGTGCAGTTGGCGAACGGCTTCTACCTGAACCGTAAGGTGCGCCGTTTGCGCCGTACCATGCCCTCTGCCATCAGCGCATTCGTCGTCATGCTTTCCTACTGCGGTGACAATCTCACGGACGGTTACGTGGACGATGATACTGCGGAATTCGTGCTTGACATCACCGTGCAGGAGCTTGACGCATTGCAGCAGGTCGGATTGATCGAGAGCGTGGATGGCGGCTATGTCATCCACGATTATCTTGAGCACAACCGGAGCCGTCAGCAGGTCATGGCCAAACGCAAGCGTGAGCGTGAGCGGTATTCTGCCGAAAGTCTGCCGGCAGAAAGTGCGCAGACTGCCGGCAGAATCGAAACAGAATCGGGACAAACACCAGAACACCAGAACACCAGAACCCAAAAGAAAGAGAAAGAAGAACATTCTTCTTTCTCCAAAGAAACCGGCGTGAAGGATTTCGGTGAGTCGCGGGAGTGCGGCGAAACGGACAAGACACTGGCCGCGGAATATCCGAATCTCGATCTCGAATCCGCATGGCTCGCATTCGCAGACCGACACCAAGACGAAACCCGCGCCATCGGCGACTGGACGCGCCTGTGGAAAGGCTGGTGCCAACGCCGCGCCAACATGAGCGGCATACCACCATCGAAACGCCACGTGCACACATGGAAATGCTCTCACGTGCTCGAAGCGCTCGGACGCGACGAAGAAACGGCACAGGCAGACGAAAAGGCTTGCGAATTAGCCGACAAACTCAACAAGAAAGAAAAACCATGGCAACGAACGTAACCGAGAAAGACAAAACACTGCAGGAAGTCATCGACTTTCTGGAAAAAGAGTGGGATGCAGCTAATAACGCTTCTGATAATCCAGACGAAGAAGTGCTGAAGTACGACTTTTACGACGGAATGACGACGGCTTACGAGCATGTAATCAATTACTGCCGTCACCTGCTCGGCTATTCCGGCACCATGTACAGCCTGGAACAGTTGGAACACGAGTGCCGCAAGGCATGGCGAGAAGGCTACGCCGCAGGGTGGAAAGACCAGGAATGCGACTTCCCGCCACACACAAGCGAAAACCCATACAAGGAGACCATCGAATGAAACGCAACCCGTTTGAAATCGCGTTCGGCATCGTGTTGACGGTCTGCCTGTGCGTCGCCCCGATCATCATATTCACGATCAGTTAAGGAGTTCCAAAAATGAGTGACAACGTCAATCATCCAAAGCATTACGAGAACGGCCCGTTCGAATGCATCGAACTGACCCGCCTGTTGAGTTTCGACTGGGGCAACGTGGTCAAATACTGCTACCGCTGGCAGTCGAAGAACGGCGTCGAAGATCTGAGGAAGGCGCTCTGGTATGCGAACGACGCGGTGATACACGGCATACCGCTCTACGCCGACACCAATTTGTCCGGCCTGTGCAATGCATTGTTCTCCGCCCTCGTGCACGCCGATTGGGCAGGACTTAGAGGCATTTGGTGGGCATTCGCGAACAACGGTACGAAACGAGAAATTCTAACGGCCCTCAAGAACAAGATCATCGAAATCGAAAAGGAAGGTGAGTGATGGGCGGATTGGACAAGGTCAAGAAAATTCTGATTGGCGCACTGGTGGTATTCGTCGCCTCAAGGCTCTTGCTGGCGGGATTAGGCATCTACGCGTCCTGGTATGCGGACACGCATCCCGATTACGGCATGACGACGGTCAAGACCGGCGACGTGACATGGGTCTGCCTCACCGATCACGGCACGACCATCGGCTGCGACACAGTGGAGGCATACAAATGAAGAAAATCCTCGCGGACATGATCATCAAATGGCATGAGGACGGCATCACCCTGGAAGAAACCGCCAGACTGGTCCCGCAAGTCCCGAAAGCGGAAATCGCCGCGATCATTCACCAGCACGACAAGGAGACCCGACTTTGACCGACTGCCAGCACTGCCATAAGCCAATGAAACCGGCGGCGGCGAACATGCTCTGCGCAAACTGCCGTGAAGATTACTGGACCATGATTTATCAGCTCGGACACGTCCAACTGCCCGCCCTGCGAAGCATCATGCTCAAACAGGCGCACATCGGCCCCACAGGCCACACGCCAAACAAAGGCAACGCGCCACTGCCAATCGACACCCATGCGCAGGACCTCATCGCGGACAGTGAGGCATGGCTGGCCGAACAAGCAGGCAAAATCAGAGCGGCATACGCTGGATACGATTGGCGTAAAGCATGGTATGCCATCGTCAGCAACCGGTACACCATCCTCAACATGAGCACCGCAGCAGACGACTACGCCGCCCTGGAACACATCATCCGACGCAACGAGCAAGCCCTGACGCCGGAAGAAGCCATGGTCATCATCGGCACCTGCCCGAAATGCGACAGCATGCTCACCGGCACGCCGGAAGCCGAATCGGTCACATGCCAAGGCTGCCACCGTGAATGGGCTGCGCCAGCAATCAAAGCAGCACGAGACGAAAGACTGTGGCAGGTGCGAATCACCGGCACACCCAGCGATGCGGCCAAGGAGCTGAAACGCTACGGCCTGACCGTATCACGCAACCTCATCAGCCAATGGCTCAAACGCGGCAAACTGTCGCACGCCACGCCGACGGAACACAAGCGGCAGTACACGTTCAACCTCGGCGAGTTGGCCGCACTACTTGACTGTCACCGTTGAAATGCTATACTGTCGTATGTTTGTAAAATGAAATGGTCCAGCCAGAAAGTGGTTTGGACCATTTTTCATATTCAGCTTCGATAGCTCAACGGCAAGAGCGGGCGGAATAGCGCAAATACCAACGGTCGGACCCCAAGCCAACCATGGCGCCATACTGCACACAACCATGATGACAACAACGCATTCCACCCACGCCGGTCCGACTCCGGCACGAAGCACCACACACACCACCAGAGGCTGGAGAATTTCACAGTGAGCCTTCGTCGATGCGCCTGGCACAATTGCCCGCAGCTCGTGCCACAAGGACAAAGGTTCTGCCACGCCCATGCCCACGCATACAACCAGCAGCGTGGCAGCTCGACAGCAAGAGGATACGACGCAGCACACCGCCACCTCCGCAGGGCATGGGAGGCACGACTGGCCACAGGCGAAACACACACCTGCGCCAAATGCGGACAGCCAGTCACAGCCACAGACCAATGGGACCTCGGACACACAGACAACAGACAAAGCTGGACAGGACCAGAACATCGCAGCTGCAACAGGAAAGACGGCCAACACAAAGCAGACGCAAGCATCGAACACTGGACACGACACCAAGCCAAGCCACAGCAGTAACCACAGTCGCAGCCAACAGGCAAACCGCAAACACAAACACGATACGACACGAACGAATCAAACGCAAGCGGACAAGCCAAACAAGCACACGCAACAAAAACAACAAAACACACGCCAAAACAGGAAAAAATACAATCAACCAACCCGCCAACACCCCTAGGGGGGTACCCCGAACGGCAAAGCCAAGACCGCCGGTGAGGGGACTCGCAAGTTCGCGGATAGTTCAAGATTTGACGGACTGGCCGAGTCTGTAATTTTTCCGGTTCGAGGATTGGAGGTCGCATGGCGACGCATGGTGGCGCACGCACACGCTCCGGTCCGATGCCGGATCCGTCCAGCGCACGGTCGGACGCGCGTGGATTGGGTGCTGACATCATTCCGCTTTCTGCTCGCGGATACCGTTACCGTCCGAAGGCTTTTCCGCTGTCCGAGTGGACGATTTGGGACACTTGGAAGGATGATGACGGTTTCCATAAGGAGCGCGACGAGAAGGCTACGGAGGCGTGGAATCGGCGTGAGCGTGAATTGTGGCGTGACCTGTGGCGGCTGCCGCAGGCTATCGCATGGCATATGCCGCGTTATGGATACATGTTCACGACGATTGCGCTTTATGTGCGCCAGTTCGTATTGTGCGAGTCTTCGGAGGCGAAGGCCGCTGACCGTACCGCGCTTGCACGGTATGCCGACACCATCGGCTTGACACCGCAAGGGCTTCGTTTGAATGGTTGGGCGATTGTCGATGACGAGCCGGAGCCGAAACGCTCGGCAGAATCTTCCGACAAGATCATTCCGTTCAAGAGCGCTAAGCAGCGGTGGCTTGAGAATCAGAAAGAGGCTGCGGAATGAGCGAGCAGAAAGAGCCGGTCGTTCCGAAGTCCCTTGGTTTTCTCTTTGCTGATTGGATTGCCGCGCACTGTGTTGTGCCTAATGGCTTTGATCTGGGCAAGCCGTTTGAGCTTGTGGGCTGGCAGCTGGATAACGCCATCGATTTCTATCGGGTGAAGCCTGATGCGGTGTATGATCCGGCTCGGCCTCGTCAGGCTGCGGCGTTCAAATGGCGTCGAGGTCAGATTGTCGGCGGTCAGAAGCTGGGCAAGTCGCCTTTCGGTGCGGCTGTTGCTGCTTTTGAGGGTGTCGGCCCATGCGTGTTCTGCGGATGGGCCAAAGGCGGCGAGACGTTCCGCTGCTCCGACTGGGGTTGCTCGTGCGGTTTCGAATACGTGTATTCTCCGGGTGAGCCGATGGGCATGCCGCGTCGTACGGCTTTGATTCAGCTGCTCGCCACTTCTGAGGAGCAGACTGCGAACGTCTACCGTCCTTTGCAGTCGATGGTGCGTAATGGTCACCTGTCCGATTTGATGAAGGTGCGTGAAGGTTTCATCCGGTTGCCTAATGGTGGCCGTATCGACCCTGTGACGGCTTCGGCGCATTCCAAGCTGGGTAATCCGGTGAACTTCGTCCTTGGTGACGAGTCCGGCATCTGGACTAGGCGCAGCGGCATGTTCGAGGTTGGCGACACGGTTATGCGTGGCGCTATGGCCATGGATGGACGCATGTTGGAGTTGACGAATCCATGGGACCCGATGGACGCCAGTTTTGGCCAGATGACCTACGAGAGCACGGCGTCGGACATCATGAAGTTCTTTCCGAAGCATGACCCCTTATTGGATTTCGCGGATCCGCAGGACAGGCGGAAGATTCTTGAATTCGTCTATTCCGGTTCGCCGTGGGTGCCGCTCGATCAGGTCGAAGCGACCGCGACCGAGCTTATGGCCCGTGACCCGGCGCAGGCTCGACGTTTCTACGGTTGTGAGATCGTGCAGGGTTTGGGTTCGTATATGCCTGAGCCGCTTTACGATGGCACGATGGTTGACCGTCAGCCACCTGAGCCGGGGGCTGAGATTTGTCTTGGCTTCGATGGCTCGCAATCCGGTGACTGGACGGCATTGCGTGCGGAGACCGTGGATGGCTGGCGTTGGACGCCGACGTACGGGCCGTCAAATCGTCCGGCGTATTGGAATCCGGTTGAGTGGGAGGGTCGCATACCGCGAAGCGAGGTCGACGCCTGCGTGTCAGAAATGTTCGACAGGTACAAGGTGCAGCGCTTCTACTGCGATCCGCATCCGTGGGAGTCGCAGGTGGACGAGTGGGCATGCCGCTTTGGCGAGGACATCGGGTGCCTTGGCCGACCAATCGCATCGGGCGCATGTTCGACGCGCTCACCCGCTTCATGGAGGACACCGCCGACCATTCCACGACGCATTCCAATGATCGCATGGCTCGGTTGCACATGATGGCGGCGCGTAAGGTCGCGAAGCCAGGCGACAAGTACGTGCTCGGCAAGCCGAGCGAGAATCAGAAGATCGATATAACCATGGCCGACATCCTCGCGCACGAGGCGGCGTCCGACATGAGGGCGCTCGGCTGGAGCGCAGGAGGCTCGCCGGTCATGGTGTACGGCTGGTAAGGAGGCTCTTGTGGAGCTGATACAGGCATCGAGGCTTTCCGACGATGACGCGAAGCTCATCAGGAGCCTCACCTACCGGCTTGCACGACTGCGCAAGCCTCATAGGCAGTGGGATGATTATTATCGCGGACGGCAGGTCATCCAGAGCATCGGCATCGCCGTGCCGGCTGAACTCCGTTCGTTCGTTTTTCCGCTGAATTGGCCGCGCATCGTGGTCGATAGCGTCGTGCAGCGTCAGCAGGTCAAATCCTTCTCCGTGCCGGATGACGACAAGGTGTCAAACGAGCTGCGCGAGCTTTGGGAATACAACAACATGGAATCGCAGCAGGTGCTTTTGCACACGGAGACACGCGTGCAGGGCCACGGCTTCGTATGCGTCGGCGTGAATCCGAAGGACAGACGGCATCCACTGATCACCGTCGAATCATCCAGGAACATGATCGCACGCATCGACCCGCGCACGAGAACCGTCGAATCAGCGCTCCGCGTCTATTTCGACCCTTGGGAGAACGGGACGCCGGACTACGCGACGCTGTACACGCCCGAATACACGCTCTGGCTGGAGAAACAGCACGGCAAGTGGGTCATGACCGGCCGCGACGACCACCACCTCGGCGTCGTCCCTGTTGTGCAGTTCCTCAACCGTCCGCGCGCCGGCGACTTCCTTGGCGAGAGCGAGATGGCCGACGTGGTGCGGCCGACAGACATGGCCGCACGCGCCATCCTCGACCTGCAGATCGCCATGGAAACTCACGCGGTGCCAGGCAAATGGGCGATCGGCGTCACGCACAACGACTTTATCGACGCGAAGACCGGACAGCCGGCATCGGCGATAAAGACCTATTTCAACTCGATGCTCACCTCCAAGAACGCGAACGCGAAATTCGGCCAGTTCACGGCATCTGACCTGTCGAACTTCAAGACGGTCATCGACCTGCTGAGCGAGCAGATGAGCGCCATCACCGGTCTTCCGATGCGTTATTTCGGAATGAACACCGCCAATCCAGCAGCCGAGGGAGCCATCCGCGCCGACGAGCTGAGACTGGTGAAGAACGTCGAGCTGAAGAACGCCGTTGACGGCGATGCGTGGTCGCAGGTCATGGCCGTGGCGCACAAGCTCGCTACCAGCGACGATATTAACGCGAACCTGGTGCGCTGCGACTGGGAGGATCCGAACACGCCTACCTACGCTCAGCGTGCTGATGCGATCACGAAGCTCATGGCGTCCGGCATCCTTTCCCGCGAGGGGGCATGGGACGAGCTTGGCTGGAGCGAGGCCCGCAAGGACAAGGAGCGCGAGTACTTCGCCAAGCAGATCAGCGAATCCTATGGCCAATTCATGAAGGACGTGGACTATGGCGGCGACGATGGCGGGGCAGACGCTTCCACGGGAAGCGACGGCGCAGAACCGTCTGCTGCGCAGCCGAAGCAACCGGCTGGCCGCGACGGTGCTCAGACTGTGGCATAAGCACGCGCAACCAGACTTCGACACCGCCTTCGCGGACATGATGCCTGAACTTTTCCGCGTATTGGACACGGCGCAATACCACACCGCCGCCGATGCGATCGCGTCGACGCCGAAAATCATGGAACGCTTCGACGTGAACGCAGCACACCCGGAATACAGGCCGGACCCATGGCAGTGGGTCGGTGTGAACGGCAACGGCATGGATACCGTGGACACGATGTGGACGGCGATCACCATCGGCAAGCGGGCCGTGTCCAACGGCGCTCCGGTGGACACGGCCATGGACCGCATAGGCGTGACCTTGGTGCTCAGGACGCGCACCATGCTGGCGGACACTCACCGGTCGGCCACAAGCATGACCGCTCGCGGCATCTGCTACCAATCCACCTACGTGCGCGGCCTGACACCGCCGAGCTGCGGAAGATGCGTCATCCTCGCCGGACAGCCATGCGGCAAGACGCCTTTCGAAAGGCATCCGCACTGCGACTGCATCGCCGTTTACACCGGTCCGAAAGCACCGGCAAACGCATGCACCAGTCCGAACGAATACCTCGACAGTCTCTCCGACGACCAGCTCGCCAAAGTCCTTGGCAGCAGGGCCAACGCCCGAGCCTACGAGGACGGAGCCGACCTCAACCAGCTGGTTAACGCCCAACGCGGCATCCGCACCGCCCAGATCGACGGGCGGAACATCAAGTACACGACCGAGGGCACCACGCGCCACGGACTCGCCGCATCACGCATGATCGACTCCGGATACGCCAAGGAATTCGTCAAGAACGGCGGCCGGTACACAAAGGTCGACAGGCCGCGTCTCATGCCCGAGACCATTTACGCACGCTGCGGCGACGATCATGAGAAGGCCTTGGGCATGCTCTACAAGTACGGCTGGATCCTCTAGCCGAAATCGAATTTTTCACCGGCATCGCGATGGTGTCGGCGCCGGCACGCGATGTGACGGCCAAGGAAACCACAAGGAGAAAACACAATGCATAGGAAATGGTGGAATCTCATCCGCATCCGCACCATCGAGACCGGTGCCGAACCGGGCGGCGGAGAGCCGCCGCAGCCGGAGCCGCCGCAATCCGACCCACAGGCGAATACCGGCGGCGAAGGCGACGAGAAGCTCGGCGAACACGGCATGACCGCGCTCAAGAACGAGCGCCGGGCCAACAAGTCGCTGCGCGAACAGCTCGCCGCCGCGAACGCCAGAATCAAAGAGTTCGAGGATCGCGACAAGACCGACGCGGAAAAGGCCAGAGAGAGGATCGCCAGCCTGGAGAAGTCCAACACCGGCAATGCCGCGAAGGCACTGCGATACGAGGTCGCCGTCGACAAGCAATTGCCGAAAGCCTTGGCGGAACGTCTGCAGGGATCCACTCGCGAGGAGCTGGAAGCCGATGCGGACAGCCTGCTGAAGCTCGTCAGCGTGCAGAACAAGCCGAACGTCAAGCCCGACCCGAGCCAGGGCAAGGGCGGCGATCCGAAGCCGCACAGTCTCTCCGAAGCCATTTCCGCATATTACAAGTAACCGATTCCTTAGGAAGGAGACAACCTTATGGCTGTCACTCTCGCAGAGGCGAAGAACAACGCCCTCGAAGACTACGACCCTTTCGTCATCGACGAATTTCGAAAGTCCAGCGTCATCCTTGATTCCCTCATCTTCGATGATGCCGTGAACCCCGCAGGAGGCGGCGCGACGCTCGACTACTCCTACCGTCGGCAGGAGACCCAGCCCACCGCCGAATTCCGCGCCATCAACACGGAATACTCGCCGAGCACCACCACGACCAGGAAGTACAGCACCACACTCGCCGTGCTCGGCGGCGCCTTCGAGATCGACCGCATCCTCGCGAACGTCGGCCCGAAGGGATCCGACGAGGTGACACGCAACATCAACGACAAGGTGAAGGCCGCGATAACCCTGTTCCAGGATACCGTCATCAACGGCGATATCGGTGTGAACGATAAGGCCTTCGACGGCCTGGACAAGGCGCTCACCGGCTCTAGCACCGAGATGAAGCCCGCCTCCGGCACCTACGACTGGACCGACCTCGAAGGAGAGAAGGGCAACAAGGCCATCGACACGCTCGACGAGTTCCTCGACCTGCTTGACGGCACGCCGACCATCGTGGTCGGCAACAAGAAGGCCCTTGCCCGCGTCCGTGCCATGGTGCGCCGCACCAGCATGTACGTGCGCGAGCCGATCGATGGTCTCGCCAACGCGAACGGCCGTCCGATCAGCCGCGAATCCTATGGCGGCATCCTCTTCGCCGACGCCGGCGAGAAGGCCGGCAGCAACGATCCGATCATCCCCATCGCCTCCGACGGCACCACCAGCCTGTACGCGTACCGCGTCGGCCTGGACGGCTTCTGCGGCATCACCACCACCGACGGCACCCTCGTGAAGACCTGGCTGCCTGACTTCACCCAGCCGGGCGCAGTGCATCGCGGCGAGGTCGAACTTGGTCCGGTCGGCGTCGCATTGAAGGCCACCAAGGCCGCTGGCGTGCTCCGCAAGATCAAGGTCAGGTGATCATGATGTGGCGAATCGAAGCTCCGAATAATGAGTACAACGGCGTCACCGCCGGCGTGACCTTCGTCGGTGGCGTCGGTGAGACCGATGCGGATCCGTCCGACTATTTCCAACGTCACGGCTACACGGTGGCCGAGGTGCAGGCCGACGAACCGAGCACGGTCGCCGACGCCGCGAAGCCGAAGAAGAAGACCAGTGAGAAGGATGGTGAATGATGAAGGAGACCGCGAACGGACGTCACGAGGGCATGATCCCGGCAAGCGCGGTGTATGTGCCGCAGCCGGGCGGCGCAACTAAGCCGCTCGACACGGTGCTGTCCGGCATGCCCGCCAAGCAGGCTGCTGCGGTGAGGGACGCCACCACAGGTCAGGAGGTGGCCACCATCAACGCTTTGCTGGCCAGCCTGCGCACCGCCGGTATCATCGCGAAGTGATTCCATGACCTGGGCGAACATCGACGATGTCGCGGTTGAACTCGGCCGCGACATCGCCTCCGACAGCACCGAAGGCAGGCAGATCGGGAAATGGCTCCGCCGCGCCGAAATGATGATCCGCAACCGCATCCCAGTGCTGGACGAATGGTGCATGGACGAGAGATATCAGGAGACCGTCATCGAGGTGGAATCCGCCGCCGTCGCACGCAAGGCGCTCAACCCTGAGGGCGTGAGCAGCACCATGCTGCAGATCGACGACGGTAACATGCAGACCAGCATCGACAGCTCGCGCAGTCGCGGCGAGATCTCCATCCTCGACGAGGAATGGGACATGCTGCTGAAACGTGTCAGCAGCGATCTCGCTACGGCGGTCATCGCTCCGGAACCCGTGGCCATCCCGCTGCCGCACTACCCCTACGACTACTGAGGAGGTTGACATGCCAAGCATGGCACCTCTCATCGGAGCCCTTCCGAAATTACGCCAGATGGCCGAAAGCCTCATGACCGACCAGTGCGTCGTCACCCGCCCCGGAGCCACCACAACGGATCCGGACACGGGCCTGACGGCCACCGGCAAGGAACAGGTGTACGAAGGCAGCTGCAAGGTGCAGACCAGCGGCGGCCTCGCCAGCGAGCAGACCGAAGGCACCGCGGCTCAAGCCATGGGCGCCGTCTCGTTGGTCTGGTCTTTGTACGTGCATTTTCCATATGGCACTCCAGGCCTTCGCGCCGGTGACGTGGTGGAAGTCACGGAATCCGCTAATCCGCTGCTCAAGGGCAGACGGCTCCGTCTCGTCTCCCCGCAATCGGAGAAGACGCACGCCACCGCCTGCCGTTGGAACGTGAAGGAGGACTCATGAGCGGACTGTTCGACGCTTCGCAGTTGACGGCCTTCGGCGATGCGCTGCTCGCCAAGGGCGTGGCTCGCCGCGCCTTGATCTCCGCTGCGGTGAAGAAGGGCGCGCAGAACGTCAAGAACTCGATTCGCGACGACCTGAACGGTTCCGGCAATGCCGCATTCAGGCGTATCCCGATCACCTACACCGTTTCGGAGGGTGCTGGGCGTATCACCGCCGAGATAGGCCCGACGAAGGGCGGCACTGGTTCGCTCGCGAACATTGCGTTCTTCGGCACCGCGAGGGGCGGTGGAACGCATCGGTTCTACGAGCATGGTGAGGAAGAATTGCCGAAGCTTGCGGAATACGTGGCGCGTGCCGCCGTGGAGGTGGTCTGAATGAAGTCGATCATGACGTTGACCGCCACGATCCTCGACCATATTCCGAAGCCGGCGGATGGGTGGAAGGTCTACAAGCAGACCACGCCGACCCCGACGGAGAAGCCGCCGTGGGTGATCGAAACGGTCACGACCAACGGTCATATCGTCGGCGAAACTCAGCATGTGCATTGCGGCATCGGCACTTTGCTGGTGCGCATCGTGAGCACCACGGCCGATTCCGTCAACGTGCTGGCCGATGACCTCATGATTCCAGGACTTGCTGGCAAACGGTTCATCGCGCAGGGGTTCGACACCGGCTGTCTGACCCTGTTCTCCGATTCCGGTGCTTATGCGGCCGGACTTACCGCAGAGGAAACGGCGCTGCTTTACCAGTGCCGTCTTCTTACTTTCAAATTCAACTGGTCACGCATGTGACCCAAATATTTAAGGAGGAGTCATGGTTTTGACTCTGGGAACCGAAGTTCCTTCCACACCGGCGGACGGTCTGGTCAACACGATCTGGGTGCCGTCCATCAAAAACATCCAGAAGCCGACCGCTGCAGAGATCAACGCTGGAACCGACCTGTCCAACTACGTCACCTTAGGCGGGTGGAGCTGCACTCCGTCGCAGGAGTCCATCTCCGACCAGCGAGAGAACAGCGCGCAGGATTACGAGAATCCCGGACGCAAGAAGATCAGCGGTCCAAGCATCGAGGTCATCGACAACACCAACACGTCGCATTCCACGCAGAACGCGGCAATGGAGACTTTGATCGAGGGCGCGGAAGGCTATTTCGTGCGCCGTTACGGCAAGCAGACGGATAAGACTTTTGTCGCCGGCGACATTGTGAACGTGTACGCGGTCCGCATCGGCATGAGCGCCAAGATGGCGATCGCCGCGAACAGCGTGCTGCGCAGCAAGGTCAATTTCTCCGTCCGCGCTCCCGGCTGGGCGGAGAACGTGAAGGTCGCCTGATTGATTCTTCCCGCATCGGACTTTCGTTCCTTTCGCCGGTGCGGGACCCTCTTTTTTCTCTTTTCCGGCAAAGGAACATGAATATTAGAGCGAAGGAACAACAATGCTTAAAGTCACCAGACGCACGCGCGAGGTCGATATCATCCTCAACCAGCAGACCGCCGAGGACATCGCCAGATTGGGTGATGCGCTGGCCGAGGAAACCACGCGCGAACAGATCACGGAGGCTGGGACTAACCGGCAGGCGAAGGCCACCGCGCGGCGCATCGAAGAGCTGCGCGAACAGGCGGATGCGGAGACATTGAAGCTCACGTTGCGAGCATTGCCGGTAAGCCAGTGGGCGCAGGCATTGGCCGCGCACCGCAATGACAACGGCACGAACGACATGTTCGGCACCGCCGCCGCGGCATTGCCGCTCATGCTTGATTCCGCGACCATCGGCGGCAAGCCGGTGGCCGACGAGGACAAGACCGAACAGGCGTGGCGCGGCCTGTTCGACGAACTCACCGATGGCCAGTTCACTCCGATCTGGCAGGCCATCGCCGAACTGAACGGCACCGCAGCGGACCCAAAAGCGGCGTTCGACCTCGCCTCGCATGTTCTCCGCAACTAGTCGAGGATTTGAAGATCTGCCGCCAGCTCGGCATCAGCTATAAGCGTTTCATGGGCTGGCGTCCGAGTGAGGGCGATGAGGTCGAATGGGATGAGACGGAACGCAATTGGATGCGCTCGTTGGCTGAATACGAACGGTCATTATGCCCCATGTGCGGTTTGCCTCGCTCGATCTGCCAAGACCCGAAGGGTGAACTTACGTTGCATGCCGAAACCAGTGTCTGCTGGGCCACGGCGCACATGCAGCAGGCCATGAAACGTTGGACTGATGCGAATGGCAGGGACAATCCGGCGGCGAACGCCTTGGTGGCGCATTTGACCTGATTTTTGGAGGATGCTTTGGCGGAGAACAAGAACATCGTCATCCGGTTGATGGCGGACACAGCCTCTTATGAGGCGGCGATGACCCGTGCTGGAAGCACTGCGAAAACGGTTGCTTCGGGCATGGAGAACACCGGACGCAAGTCCGCGCTTATCGCCAGCGGCATGACCGCCGCAGGATTGGCCGTGGCCGCTTTCGGTGTGGCTGCGGTCAAGATGGCCGCGGACTTCGACCGGCAGATGAGCACCGTGCAGGCGAACACCGGCGCGACCAGCGCCCAAATGGACCAGCTGCGTGCCGCCGCCATCGAAGCAGGAGCTTCCACGGTTTATTCCGCTTCGGATTCCGCTGATGCGATCAATGATCTCGGCAAGGCCGGCATGAGCGTCACGGATATTCTCACTGGCGGCTTGTCTGGCGCTTTGAATCTGGCCGCGTCCGATGGAATGGCCGTGGGGGATGCCGCCGAATACATGGCCAACGCGTTGAGCATGTTCCACCTGAAAGGCTCTCAGGCCTCGCAGGTGGCTGATACGCTCGCCGCTGGCGCCGGCAAGGCCGTCGGCAATGTCTCCGATTTCGGCGAGGCGTTGAACAATTGCGGCGCGCAGGCGAACAGTTTCGGTATGAACGTGCAGGAGACCACCGGCGTTTTGGCGTTGTTCGCCCAGAACGGCACCATCGGCGCCGAAGCAGGCACACAACTTAACAGCATGCTAATGAAACTGGCCGCGCCGTCCACCGAAGCGTCCAACACGATGAAGGAATTGGGCATCAGCGCATATGACGCTCAACATCATTTCGTCGGCATGGCCAAATTCGCCGGACAATTGCAGAAGGCCGAAAAGGGCCTGACTGACGAGCAGCGCAACCAGGCTAACGCGACCATTTTCGGCAGCTATGCCATCAAGGCCGCGAATTATCTTTACGAGGCGGGCGAGTCCGGTGTCAACAAGTGGACGAAGGCCGTATCCGAAAGCGGTTACGCCGCCGAGCAGGCTGCTGCGAAGAACAACAACCTCAAGGGTGATCTGGAGAACCTGAGTGGTTCGATGGAGTCTCTGATGATTTCCGTCGGCGAGGGCGCCCAAGGCCCGTTACGTAAGATGGTGCAGGGCTTGGATACGCTGGTTGACGCGTTCGCCGGTTTGCCGTCCGGAGCGCAGCAGACCCTCGTGGTCATGGCATCATTGGCCGGCGTGTTCGGCGCGGTACACAAGGCCGCGGGCAATCTCAACGGCAGCACCAGCACCATGGCCAACAACATCGGTCTGGCCATCGACCCGATCCAACGCGTCAAGACGGCGCTCGGATCCGCGCAGACCGCATTCCAGATGTTCAGGGCGTCTTCGATGAGCGCTTCCGAGCAGATGGAGGCGTTCGGCATGTCCGCTTCCAAGGCGCAGTTGAAGACGGCTGGTTTCAAGGCGGTTGGCAGCAGTGTCATGAGCCTGCTTGGCGGCCCGTGGGGCATCGCCCTGACCGTGGCCGGGGCCGCACTGAGCGCCTTCATTAGCCGCCAGCAGAAGGCCAAGGAAGCCACGGAGCAATTGCAGTCGGCTCTGGAATCCGGCAGCAGCATCAGCGAAACAATCGCCTCCGCCTATCAGAAGATGAATTTCGCCGGCGCGGACATGACGCACTGGATGGGCGAGGCGAAAATCAGCCTGACCGACATGACCAGCGCCGCCATGGGCAACAAGGCCGCGACCGATAAGGTCAACGCCGCGCTGAAGGAATACGGCAAACAGGGCCATTCGCAGATGGCCGTGGCCCAGAAGATGCGCGACAGCATCAAGGACGAGGCCAAGGCATATCAGGAAGCCAAGGAGCAGACCAAGCAGAAGACCGCCGCAACCAAGAACGCCGTGGATGCGGATGGCAAGTCCGCTTCGGCTGCAAAGGATGCCGCCAATGCGAACAAGGAGCTTGGCTCTTCCGCTTCGGATGCGTCAAGCCAAATCGATGATCTTGTCCAGGCGTTGTTTGGTTTGGAGTCGGGCAATCTGACTGCAGACCAGGCGGTCGACCAACTGAATCAGAAGATCGGTGAACTGTCCGACACCTGCAAGGATAATGGCGTGGTGTTCGACCAGAGCGGGAATCTGCTTGACAGGTTTTCCGAGAAGGGTACGAAGACCAAGCAGGCTTTGGAGGACATCGCCAGCAGCGCCCAGAACGCTGCGGAGAAGATTCTCAAGCAGGGCGAGAGCACCGGTTTTAGTAGCGGTGAGATCGAACGTGCGAACGGCGTGCTGCAGGACGCGCGTGACGCGATCATCCGGCAGGCCGAAGCCTCGGGTATGAGCGAACAGGCCGCTAACGCCTTGGCCGACCGTTGGGGTCTGAGTTCGGACAGCATCAAGGCTTCCATCGACAATATCAGGATGACCGCCGACAACAACAAGGCGAAGCTTGACGTTGACGATTCCAAGGCCAAGTCGAAGACCAAAGGCGCGGAAACCAACCTTGACAAATTCAACAAGAAGATAGCGAAGGCCAAGCTCGACGCCGACGACAAGAAGGCCACGGCCAGCGCCAAGAAGGCGCGGAAGATGATGGACGACTTCGGCAAGAAGCATGTCAAGGCGACCATCGACGCGACCGATAAGGCGTCGAAGAAAGCCAAGACGGCCTCCGCGAACGTCGGCAAGCTCAACGGCAGGAAGGCCACGGCCAAGCTCGACGCAAAAGACAATGCGACTTCCAAGGTCAACGCGGCCAATGCGAAGAAACTGTCAAACAAGCGCAACACCTTGGATTCCACCGATAGGGCAACGCCGAAGGCGAACGCCGCGAACGCGAAGAGGCTCAACAACAAGAAGAACACCCTCGATTCGACCGACAAGGCCGGACCGAAGGTCGACGCTGTCAACCGCAAGAAGCTGAACGACAAGAAGAGCACCGCATCGGTCAACGACCAGGCGACTCCGGTGCTCCGCTCCATCAACAACTTCAAGATCGCGGACAAGAGCTTCACCGTCACGGAAAAGACGAAGAAGGAGGGTGGCTACACCGGTGGAATGTTCGCCGATGGCCACTTCCAGCAGTTCGCAGGCGGCGGCATGTTTTCCGGCTACGTGGATCCGGCGTGGGCGCCCGGCAACGGGTTGAGCGACAGCGTGTATCTGCTCAACGCTCGTCTTACAGCGGGCGAGTTCACGCACAATGCTGCGGCCACGGCTTATTACGGCGTCGATAACATGCGCCTGCTGAACGAGCGGAAGATTCCACGCGAAGTGTTTGCCACAGCCAATCAGATGACAGGCAATCAGGTCAGCGTACAGGTTGATACCGCTTCCGTGGTGGCGGCGATAACCAGCCTGCACAATGATCTTGGCGCGATTATCAGCGCCGCGTCCGATGATTCGACGGTCAGCGACCGTGACTTGGGGAGGTTGATCCGCAGATATGCGCGAGCTTAAATACACGTCGCATGATGGCACGGTCATCGACCTCAACGCCGATGATCTGTGGGTGGCTGACCTGCAGGAAATGCGCGGATACGCATGGACGTACACGCTGGCCACTCGCGGCATCAAATCGGTGAGCAGAAACGCTTCGACGGCGAAAATGACCGTCCGCACCAAAACGCCAGCCGCATTGGATGCCGCTCAGACGGCTTTCGATTCGGACGTGCAGGCCGTTACGCCAGGCATGTTGACCGTCGATGGCGAATGGTTCCAGAGGGCGTATGTCGTCGGTTCTTCACTCGGTCTGGTGCCATGGCCGGAATACGCGCAAGTCGATTACACGATTGTCCTTTGCGATGGCGTCTGGCGTCGCGCGCTGCCGGTGCAGCATTTCTTTCCGATGACGGCAGGCACCGGCTCGCAGATTGACCTTCCACTGGACTTGCCGACCGATTTGGCTCCGTCGAAAATCGCCTTGACGGTGAATAATCCGACCGGCAAGGCCGCTGAGTTCACTGCGGTCATTTTCGGCCCTTGCGTCAACCCGTCTTTCCAGATTGGCGGCAACACTTACGCGGTTGATGTGACAGTGCCGGAAGGCGGTCATGTGTCATTATCGGCCACTGGATTACGGAAGACGATAACGCTGACAGCCGAAAACGGCGACGTTTCGGATGTTTTCGACAAGGGCGTTCGCGGCAACGGCAGCGGAAGCGGCTCATATGTTTTCGAGCCGATACCGGCAGGAGATTCGCTATTGACGGTATCCGGCAATTATGGCATCGACTTGACCATGTTTGACGTCTCGGGAGGTGTGCCATGGCTG